ACTTTTTATAACTACCAAAGCTCTTTCTAATCTGTTTACCGTTACTATCCCAACCTACAGTAATGTTAGCTTTATAGTAAGTCTTGCCATTTCTTATAACTGTAGAGATAGTACCTTCTCCATTAGCTTTTCTGCCTGCCATACAAAATCACACTCCTTTCAAATTGCATAAAAAGCAAGAGTGTGCTATAATTTGTGTAGGTGAACAAAAAAGAGGACACACTCTTTTTAACCCCTTTAGAGTTACGAACTCGAGAGGGGTATTTTTTTTATTTATAGATCTATCATTACTTTTACAACTTTTCCATATTCTTTAAAATCATCATATTCGTTCACTAACTTATCATCATAAGCTAAATTAAATGAATGTAGAATTAATCTGTCTTTTACTACTTTTTTTTGTTTAACAAAATTTTCATCATTTAGATTAAATGCACCTATTTCTCCACTTTCAATTTGTATATCCTTTTTTATTATGATAGTAGAGCCATTTGGTATTTTAGGCTCCATACTGTCACCTTCAACTTTTACAGCAAAATATGTTGTCCCATTTTTCTTTAATCCAAAAACAGGAATCATTTCTATAAATTCTGAATTACTAGCTCCATATCCTGCTGAAATGCTTTCATATAAAGGTATCATTATATAGTCAGTATTTACAGTTTCTAAATTAATATTTTCTTTTTCTTTTTTTGTTTCCCATCCCATTAAAAATGCTGGTGTAGTGTCTAAAACTTTGGCTAATGGAATTATTTTATCTATTCCCATGTTTTTAACATCATTACTTTCATATCTAGAAATTAGACTTTCAGATACTCCTAATTTTTCAGCAACTTGTTTTAAAGTTAAACCTAATTCTTTTCTTCTCTTTTTAATAATTTCATTAACCTTCATAAAATACCTCCTTTAATATGAAAACATTATAACACTTTTTATTGATTATTTTCAAGTTTTTTTATTAAAAATTTAATTTTTTTTTGAGTATTTTCAAAAAAGTAGTTGACAAATATTTTTTTATGAATTATAATCGTATTAACTTGAGAATACTCAAGAGATAAAAAAAGGAGGTATATATGATAAATACTGCGAAGCTAAAAGCTAAATTAAAAGAGAAAAACATGACACAAGAGGAGTTAGCGAAATTAATGGGCAAGAATCCAGCTACTATTAATTTTAAATTAAATAATGAAATTGGAGAGACTTTGACTATCGAAGAAACATCAAAGATGAAAGATATACTGCAGATTAGCGTTTCTGAGATGGTTGAAATTTTTTTTGCTGAATAACTTGAGAATACTCAAGAGATAAAAAAGAGGAGACTTAAAATGGAAGACTTATATTTCAAAAATCATGAAGCAAAAATTAATATTTGGGCTGGTAGTATTAAGCCAAAAAATGCAAATGGACTTTTTAGGAATTGACTACAATCACTATTCCGATAAAAAAGCAGCTGAAATTTGGTACTCAAATATCAAAGATGTTTTAGCAGTTAGTAAACATGAAATGAAAGATGCTGCATTAGAAAACTTGGATAAGCTTTATAAAGGAATGAAGCATTAAAGGAGTAAAAACATATGTATATAAAAGACCGTGAAAAGATTGAAAAACTATTATCTAATTTAGTTAATGAAATGATTAACCAAGAATTAATTGAAGCTGATAAAAAAGAAGTAAAAAGCAATTTTAAAAATGCTAGAGAGTATGAAATAAGACAAATGCTTGAAAAGATTGAAGAAGACTATATTAATTACATAAGAAAAAGCTTTTAAAGGAGGATATAAAAATGAGAATGCACAAAAAAATAAATATAAATACAGAAGAAATAGGCAGAGCTATAGTTCATAAAGACTTAATAAAAAGAGCTGTTTACAGCATAGAGCAGTACAACGAAAGAAAAAAAGAAAGTTTATGCTTTACATATTCAGGTAGTTCTAGCAGAGCATCAGAATGGGGATACTTATTAGATGTAGATATAGATTGGTTAGATAATTATTTTATTGGAATCTTAGAGATGAAAGCGATTACAAAAGCAAGTTGGGATAATAAATATGCTGAAAGAATTTATTTCTTTGAAAGTGAGGAGGTTTAAAAATGTTAATAGAAAATAAAATACTAGATAAATACTATGGTAGACCAGAAATAAAAGATTTAAAAATGGGTAGAGCTTTAGCTATTATACAGCAAATGGAAATGTGGGAGGGTAATTTATATGACAAAAAAAGAAATAGCAGCAAGAGAACTTTTAAAAGAAAGTAAAAAAGCAACTCCTTATGACGTTGTGAAGTATAAAGTTGTGTGGTTAATTAAAGTCATTTTTGGGGCGTACATGAAGTACGTAGAGTTGTATGACTTTGAAGGGCTTATATGGGAGGAAGATGCAGAATGAAAATAGTAAAAGGAA